TAACTCAAACTTGCCTTTACCAAAATCGCTGTATGTAATGTCTAAAATACTCATATCTTGTAGGTAAGACCCCTACTTTTTTGTAGAGGTCTTTGTTTTTCTTACCGTTTTTTTAACAGGTGCTTTCTTCTTTTTTTTGCCTTTGCAATCTTCACACTCATCACAATCAGAACCGCAATCAGTTACAACTGCCATTGCATTGGTTAGTAAGAAGTATGCTTGTTGTTCAGATACCTCGATAACCGAACCTTTCTTCTTTTCTCCGTAATCTCTTATCAGCTTTACTTTTTGCATAATTCTAATGTTTTAATGATTAAGGTGCAGTAATAGCAGTTAACGCAGTTGCAATATCAGTACACTTCATGAAAGCATCTTGATTGATTTGTGCAACGTGGAACTGTAATCTTTCTACAACTTTCATTGTTACTATTTCGTGCTCAAAATTGTCGTTGTTCTCATAAGATAACTCTAAAGTAGCTCCTTGTCTATCTAAGATTTCTCCTTTTGTAGAATCAAAAACATAAAGCGTGTTAGCAGTTACTAATGGACTTGTAACAATTTTCATTCCGTTAAGAATACCATCTCCTGCCATAACAAAGTTTGGAAGTAGGTAATCTCCTTCAGAATTCTTTTGATGCATAAACTTAACAAAATCGTTGTAATTCATTACGATTGTATCTGCGTCCCATGCGTTCTCTTGTCCGAAAGTGTAAATCTGAGCTTTCATTGCCGCGGTCAATTCTGCTAAAGTTGCAGATTGAAAAGCGTTCGAGAATGGTGCCAATACGTTAGCAGGGTCAAACTCAGAAGCAATTCCGTCAATTGAAAGGATATTTCCTGTACCTAATAAGATTTCAGCTTCTTCCTTCAATTTAACAGATTCGTTTACTAATTGCTCAACTTCACTTGCAACAAATGAATAATCGTCAATCATATCAATACAGATATCAACGAAATCTCTGATTTTTTGGATTTGTACAGTTCTGTTAACCCAAGTAGTCTTAGTATCAGAAGTAGAAGTAGCACAAGCAACAACAACTTTTGCATCTCTTGTTACTACATTTTGTTCTCTATACTTAACATACTCAGTAGAAACTGATACTCGTCTAAACAAGTCAATGATTCTTGTCGCTCTTACAGGCTTATTAATTGTTCCCGGTAAGAAAGTAGCGTAATCATCTCTGTCTCCAATATCAGATGGATTTTGTTGTGCTTTAAGAGCAATCTCAACTTTTCCTTTTCCTGATTTAACAACGTCGCTAATCTTTTCTGCTTTTTCTTTAATCAAATCAACTAATGATTTTTTCTTTGCAGGTGCATTCTTAGCAGATTCTTTTAATCCTGCTACTGCTGATTCTAACTCAACAAACTTAGATTTTAACTCTACTGTGTTGTCTGATTCAGCTAATTCTTTGATACCTGCTAATTCAGATTTCAAAGATTCCATGTCTTCAGATGAAACTAATCCTTTTGTAGCTTCATTGATTTTAGTTTCGAACTTTTCGATAACTTCCTGTGGTGTAAATTCTTTTTCTTCCACTTTTTTTAAATTTTATTGATTTAACAAATTTCCTAACTCTCCCCAATTAAATTCATGTTTAAGATTGATATGCTGAACTTCTTCTGTCTTGGGTTTAACTGTTTTCGTTATTGCAAGGTCAATCAAACGTGAGTTTAAATACTTTAATTTCATTTCAAGGTTATACAACCTTTCGTCAGTACCTCGGCCATTAATTAATGCCTTAGTTACTACGTCTATTTCTTTACTTAGTTTCTCTACTAAGTTTTCTTTCTCTTCACTTTTTCCTACACTCAATACCTCTGTGTATTCATTTGCACCAAAAGTTACCGCAGAACCTTCAAATAATTTTACTTCTTCTATTCTGTAATATCCTTTCTTTTCTTCATCATCATAATATCCTTTTCCTTCTTCGTCTACCCATTTGATTGCATCTGTAACATACTGAAAACCAATAGAATGTTCTTTAATGATACCGTCCTCATAATCTCGTAAAGCATCTTCACCCTTTGTGCTTGTTCCAAGTTGTGCTACTGCAAACAACCCTAAATTATCTTCTTCTAAAGTTAGAAACTTTCCAATTTGATGTTGCCAATCGTGGTATCTAAGAAAAGCAATATTTCTGTTTGAATTGCTTTGAGGTCCTCTTTCTTTTATGCTTCTATCAAATGCTCCCGAAGCAATCATATCGTTATCTGAATCAATTACATTGAATTTAGACAAGTACATTGCTACTTCTCTTTTTCCTAATGAAAGGTCTTTAATCGAAGTTTCAAAAGACTTAACAGAATATTGGTTAAAATTTTTCTTCATTTCATGTTTCCTTTTGATTATTATCGTTATAATAACAAAAATATTTTTAAAATTAACTAAATTTACTTTTATTGATATATACTTTTACAATTTTTTTGTATGCTAAACAACTTTTGGACTAATATATTTGGGTGGACAAGCGGTAAAAATGATAATTTGTTTAAGATGCTGTCACGCAATCAGAATCAATTTTGGGGAAAGAAAGAGCCGATTTGGGTTGATACAGATAAACCTTACGACTTATACATTCAAATACCTGAGTTAAGAACAGTAATCAATAAGAGGGCAATTATGATGTCAAGCGGAGTGCCTTTATTATGCGATTTAGAAGGTAACCCTGTTGAAAACCATTGGATGTTAGATTTAATTAATCAACCGAATCCAACTCAATCGTGGTCAGATGTTATTTACTCACTTGCCGTTAATGATGGACTTTTTAACAACTCTTTTGCTTATTGTCCAAAACGCTCCTTTGATATTAGAAACCTGCTTGTACCTTTACCAAGTAATAAGATTAAAATTGTTGGAACAGGTAAATATCTTGACCAATTAGAAACAAGCGGATTAATACAAGACTTTCAGTTTTGGTATGATACTAAGAAAAAAGAAGTTATACAAGTTGAAGATATGATATATCTCAATACTCCTGATGGTATCAATCTGCTTAATCCTGTGAATAGAATTGATACATTGAAATATCCTTTAAGTAACATAATGGCTCAATACAATAAGCGTAATGTTATATTAGAGAATATGGGTGCGATAGGAATACTTTCAAGCAAGAAGTCTGATATGGGTGGTTCATTACCAATGACACCTGAAGAAAGAGAAGAAATCCAAAAAGATTGGTTAAGAAGAAGTAAGGATAAGTTGGTAATGACTGAAGCAGATGTCAATTGGACTCCTATGAGTTATCCTACAAAAGACCTTATGCTATTTGATGAGTTGACAGAAGATAAAATGGCAATTATAGATGCTTATGGTTTATCTTATTATTTATTTAGTCAAGCAAAAGGAGCAACCTTCTCAAATGTTAAGGAAGGTATGAGAATGAGTTATCAAGATACTATTATACCTGAAACTAATCAAATGTATCAAACAATGTCGCAACAATTAGGCTTATATGATGAAGGTGTATATATCAAGCCTGATTTTAGTCATATTCCTGTTTTACAAGATGATAAGAATGCTGAAGCAAGTGCAATGAATTTACGTGCTGATGCAGTAAATAAGATAATTAATGCAGGAGTTGAGTTAGATGAAGATGAGAAAAGGTCTTTACTTGGATTGTAAATAAATTTTTCTTTTTAATTGCCTTAATACCCTATCTACGTGCAATTTATCTCCGCCAAGGAATTTAAGTGTTTCGTAATGCTCAATGATTTTTAAGATATCTTCTACTCTTAAATTAACTTTTTTGTGCGGTGCTCTTTTCATTTTTTGCTATTTAGTTTCATGTTTTCTGCCCTGCTTATTGCTACAAGGTTCTCTATATTGTCGTTATCTTTATTTCCGTCTAAATGTCGAATAACGTAACCTTTTGGTATTGGACCATAATAGCTTTCATATACTGCTCTTGGTCGTCTTAGCCTTGTGTTTGTATCTTTCCATACATAAGTACAATCATTTTTGTTACTTTGTACTCCACCTTTCCAACTTGGGTGATTTGCTCCGCTATGATTCTGCCCTGCTTGAAATTGACTTTTTGCTGATAAATGAATTCCTTTCATTCCTTTATTCCAAGGAATATGATTTTTTTTGAACTTCATTTTTAAAACTAATTAAGATTGATATGCACAAATTGGTGTATAGATACTGTTCTCTGATTGTTTATTATATCATCTCCTTGATAACCGTAGAATATTTTTACATCGCTATCAGCATCTAAGAAACCTTTTTCGCATAGGTACTCGCATATAGAAATGATTTGTTCATTGAGCTTAGGTATGTTTTCGTTATTGAATTTATGCTCGTGTGCTTTGAAATGGAATATTCTTTTATACTTCATCTTTTGTACCAATCTTTAGTTGCTCTTTGACTAACATAAGCATCGTGACCTGATTGCCTATAACAAAAAACTTGTTTAACTATTTCTTTTAAGTAATCTGTTTTTGTTTTAAACTCTTTTCTATCTATGCAACTAAGAGTTTCTATACCTTCACTTGTTCTGCAATTAATATACTTCATTTTCTTTTCCTTTCCTTTCCTTTCCTTTGTTGGATTTTGTTAAATTTTGTTTAACACTTGTTGAACATATGTTGAATTTTGTTACGTAGCTTAATTGAATTGTATAAGCATAAGAAACATACATAGTAAATTATTAACTTAATCTTTTCCATATTTATCAATATATTCTCTAACTACCATATTAGCTTGTACTACAATATTTCGACTATCTACACCCAATTGTTTATAAAAAGATTCCCTACCTGAAAGTATCTCATGAGCTATTTCTATTTTTCGCTTATCTTCTTTTGTTAAACCTAATTTAAAGGTCTTAAAGATTGCAAAGGCTTTTAACTGTTCTCCTGCTAACCAATGATTGATTGCTTTTTGTGTTTTACTTATTTCCTGCATATGTTATGTTTTTATAAAAATATAAATTTAATTTCTATTACTCAACTAATCATTCAACTAATTCTACTATAACTCCACTACCATTGCACTTCTCGCATTCTACTTCTTTATAGCAACCACCGCAACATTCTGACATTGGCTTTAAACAATATTCTAATTCATCGTAACATCCTTCTCCGTCGCACTCATCGCATTCTATTTCAATATACTCGTCCATAGTTATAATTTTATGATTGTTTTTAAATACTCAATACCTTCTATACTTAAGAACTGCTCATATTCAAGTATTTCTAATGCTTCACGTTTAGCTTTGCCAATCATCATCTTTTTTTCTAAACGCATTCCGTCAATAACAATATATGAAACATTCTTAGCTTGTAAAAGCTCCAAAGGCACCTGCTCTAATCTTTTAATGTTTTCCATTTTCTAATATAGAAGTTCAAATACATAATCGGGTTCAAGACCTATTTCATAAAGTATTTCTTCAGGACTTTCGCCTTCCATTACTCGTGCTTTCATTTGCTGAATTTCTTGCATTGCTTCTTTAGGCGTATAGCCATCTCTTTCGACTAAAATTTGTTTTAACTTCTGCATTGTTGTTATGTTTTATTTTTTGTTTTCAATTGGTAATACAATACTATCTCTGTTCAAATAGTTAAATTGAATATATTCATTAACTAAACTCCATTTGTTTTGAGTTATATTCTTGATAAATATTTCAAGACTTCTCTGCGTTTCTATCTTGTATAACCTTTGTTTTGATGCTTTATTGATTTGATAAACTTCGCAACTGATTAAATCTTCTCGATTGTATAATTGTCTTAAATTGTCCATGATGTTATGTTTTTTTCTATTAAATAATTTAAACAACTTCCTTTAAATTAAATTCTTTTATTAGCTTATTTAAGCGTCTTTCAAAAGATTCAAATGTTCCTGCATTACGTCTTTTACTGTTTAATATTTTCCCGTTACCGAATTTTCGACTAAAAATTGACTGTATTATGAAACTTTCCTGAAAATTAAATATAACTATTTCGAGAACGTCACCACTAATTATAGTGTCAGGATTGTCTGCATTACTAAGTTTAATCTCAAATTCATTAATTAATCTGTTTTTTAAATTTTCCATTTTGTTATGTTTTAATTATTAACTATATATAAATATATAAATTTAATTTCTATGAATCAAGAAAAACAATAACTTTGTTACAACTTTTTGTAAATCAATTACTTATGCGGATAGAAGTTCAAAATGTTTTGTAGGGCGATATCTGCTTCGATTATTAATGATTCTAAATATGCTGAAGCCTTTTTGTTGCCTTTGCAGGTAGCTCGTAATTCGTTACGTAGTATGAAAACTTGGAAAGGAGAAACCCTTTGTTGTTGTAAGAGTAGTTTGGTTAATGAATCTATTTGAAATTGTCTTAATACTTCATCTTTATCCATAACTCTTTTTGGTTCCTAAATTTAAACATTTACACTAATTTTTTCAAATAATCTTTGACTAAATTATTTTTAATTTCTTTACCTCTTTCGTAAAAAACTTTTTTAGTATCGAGATAGTCAAGCATTAAAGCAACTTCTTGGTCTGATTCTTTAGTTAGAACATAATCCAAATAGACGTTTAACTCTTTTTTAAGGCTTTCTATTGCTTTAACTGTTTCAGGTAGTAGTTTTGATTGTTCTTCCATTTTTTGTTTGTTAATAGTGTTTAAATTTGTGCGGAAATAATCCTTTAATAAACATTGATAATCCTGCTATACAATCAGGTGCATCATCATTCTTATTCTTACCTTCTTTGCTAAATGTTTCTACGTTTTGAACAAATTGGTAATATTCTTGTGTGTTATTTTCGATGAAATGAAAGTTGTTAAACACAAAGGCACTTTCCATAATAATCCGGGTAATTTTGTTTTTTGTGTTATGCACTTGCAAGATTTGTGCATTAGTCATCTTATCTAACTGCCTACTAAACATTGCACCCATACTGTTACTTTCTACCCTGCAATACTTTACTCCCCATTTGTTTAACTTCTCAGCACATAAAGGCATTGTTATATCTGTGTTATCTCGTGTGAATACATAATCCACTACATAAACATCTTCTCCTACTATTCCACCAATAGCCATTGCAGTAAAATCTTTACCTTGGTCAGCTACATCTATGTAACCGATATAACCTTCTATCTTATCTTTAATATCTGCAAACTCGTGTTTAGGCATTTTGATTAGATTAGAGAATAACCTGCCTTTCATATCAACAGGCTCTTGCATATATTCTGCCAACCAAATATCAGGATTGATTCTTGACCTAATATCGTGGTACTGTTGTGTAGTCATAACATCATCGCAAAATGTTTCATCGTTTTCATCTAATGCAGGAATAACAATACTTAACTCATATCTCCCTTCGTCCATATTTCTTCCAATAACATCATTAGTACTCCATCGTGTACCAATATCTATCTTAGAACAATTTTTCTCTAATCGTGAATCGTGAGTAGCTTCTTTCCATAGCAGTATTTTATCGTTAGTATTATCGCTCAAAGCATCTTCTACACCTCTATACAAGTCATCTGTTATAGCTAACTTAGTGGCACCGAAACCTATAATAGTACCGCCAACACCTGCTCCGAAATACCCTACTTGCCTTGATTGATTAGTATTCCAACCTAACAAATTGGCCTTTGTTTCAGATAGATTTACTTTTGGAAATACATTTTTGAATTGAGGTGTCTTAACAATGTTCCTTACATCATAGCTAAACTTTAAGTAAAGAGTTGCAGTACAAGTATTTCTCATAACGCTTTCACTTGGGTTTCTGCCTAATACCCATGCACTAAAAAGACTTGTGATATATGATTTACCTGCTCGTGGTGGCATTGATACAGATAAAGAAGTTATTTCCTGCTTTTCTATTTTTTGGAATCCGTCTGCGATTTTCTTTAAGAATAAACGATTAGAGAAAAACTCTTTATCATAAAAAAGACAAAACTCCCAAAAGTTTCTTCTTAGGAGTTCAAAGTAAAATAACTTTTTAATCTTTTCATCTTTAGTCATTATTCAATACCCTGATTGTCTATAAACTTTCTTAAATCTTCATCAGATATTCCCGATAAATCTATTTCATCTTTTACAATTTCTAATTCTTTCTTTTCAACATACCCACGCCCTTTTCCTTTAGTCTTTAAAAAGAAAATAGTTGCCGTTGTATTACCTTCATCTATTTGCTTATGTAACTTACTTTCTGCAAAGTCTAATACTATGTTGTCTACATCGTTTACTGCTTTCTTATATTCTTCATCTTCTCTATACCATCTGTAATGGGTATCTCTTGACAGATTAACTGCCTTACAAGCCGTAGAAACGATTCCTAATGTTTTTTGCAAGGCTTCTATCATCGCCTTTTTTTGGATGTCAGTTTTTGTAAGTTTTGCCATAACTATTTACTTAAGTTTAAGAACTCGTTTCTTACTTCGCTATCCTTAAAAACACCACCTAATTTTGTAGTTGTTGTATTGCTTGTTACATCTTTAACACCACGTGCTTTTACACAGTAATGAACTGCTTTTACTTTAACTGCAATATCTTCTGTTTCAAGAATACAAGCTAAGGCATGGTATATCTGTTCTGTTAGCCTTTCTTGTATTTGAGGTCTTTTAGCAAAGAAATCTACTATTCTGTTAATTTTAGATAAACCAATAACTTTATCTTTAGGAATATACGAAACAGTAGCGAAACCGTCAATGATAACAAAATGGTGTTCACAAGAACTTGATAAGCTAATTTTATCAACAGTAACCATTTCATCGTATTGCATCTTATTTTCTACTGCGGTACATTTTGGAAAATTATTGTAGTTTAATCCATAAAACATTTCTTCTACATACATCTTTGCTACCCTTAGAGGTGTTTCGCATAAACTATCATCTGTTAAGTCAAGGCTCATTGCTTCCATAATCTCTTTAAACAGTTGAGCAATCTTGTACTTTCTAACATCTTTATGCTCTAACTCTCCTGACATTGGAGTTTCTACTCCCTGCTCAATTAGATATTTGTTTATTTTTTTGCCTAAATCTTTATCCTTTTTCATACTCTTTGATTAATTCGTGAATTGTATGTACTTCTTTTAAGTTATAAAATTGACAAATTCTTATGATATTATCTTTTATTGGTTCACTTTTTTGTTCCCATGGAAAGATATACCACCTGTCATCATCTGCATATTTCTTAAAAAATGCAATAAATTTCTTATCGGGATAAGCGTTTTTGTATTGTTGTAATGTAGAACCGCTATCTATTAAATCATCTAATATTACTTCAGCTTCATCAGGTGTATCAACAGGAGTAAAAAAAGGCATAAGGTATTGACCACCTCTTGGAATACCCCATACTTTTGTTTCTTTTGTTAGGATATTTGAACTTAGTAGCTTATTTGCAACTTCTTTTATTTCTTCCCATGTTATAAAACGTTCCATACTTTATGATTTTGTAATGATAACTTCCATTGCGGATTATCTTGACAAAGTTGTATGCAA